TTGACCCAATGCTTGGTTATTTAGGATCTCATGATGACACTTCTTTTACTGCTGATAGCGTAGAGCTAACAATAGCTGATAATAAGCACAAAGAAGTTATTGAAGATATATTAGCTTTAATACATGGAACACACTCTGATGGTTTTATCGTTATAGCTGATGACTCAAACTCAGTATACGCGAGCTCACACATCACAGGCTGTGCAATTACAATAACGGCTGAAGCCTAATTATTAACATTTAAAGTATAAAAAAATGATAAAAGAAAAATACTTATATTTCATGGATGAGAGTGACGGGCTTTTCAACACTGCTTTTGACAGTTTATGTGTTCCTCTAAGTAGATTAAAAGGATTTAGAGCAAACGGTACAACTACTGAACTTGAAATAGAACTTAAAGCGCTTGTAGGTTATGGTAATAGTTCTGACGATGACACATTTACCGCTGACCACGTTACACTTACTATAACAGCTAATAAGCAAAAAGAAGTTATCGCAGATATTACAGCCGCTATAAACGCAGCTAGAAATATTGATAAACCAATGATTGCTATTTGTGATGCTGCAAACTCAGTGTTTGCTAGTGCACATATAACTGGTTGTGCTACTAACGTAACAGCTGAAGCTTAATCTTAGCAATTGAGATTAACTAGTCACGACATACGTGAATTACAAATCCTTAAGTATTACAGGCTCACTAGAAAGTGGGCTTGTAAGACTTACGGGTTAACAGACGCAGACTTAGAGCTCTTAATATATTTAGACTGTAAGAAGCGTTTTACAAGACAAGAATTTATAGATGGTACTTATACCATGAGCTGGGATAAAACCCGGTGGGACAAACTAAGAAAGCTAGGCTGGATAGAGGTGTGGCGTCATCGAAATCGAACTACGATTAAGTACAGCGTCTTTAAAACTTCTTTTAAATGCAGCCAGCTAATAAGTAGAATATACAGGATCTTACTCGGAGAAGAAGACTTGCCAGTATCAGACCGAAGCGTATTCTACAATAACAAGTCATATACAGATAAAGTTTATAATAAAGCTATTGATGATATGATAAAAGACCCAGAAAGATAATGGCTTTTAAACTAGGTAGCAAAAGAGGTAATACTGATAACAAGCTGAACATTGGCGGTAAGTCAAATGTTGTCGGCGGTGTTAGAGTAGAGTTTGCTGATTTAGGCGAAGGTGTTATGGGTGAAGCTCACAAAGAAGGTCTCATATATATTAACAGTAACATAGAAAAAGACAGTGAGCAGTACAACAGAGTGTTACAACACGAGATGAAACATATTGTACACATGAAGCTCGGTAGAGTAGATTATGATGACAACTACGTTTATTGGGATGGTAACATCTACGAAAGAAAAGATGGTTATATTAACTACGAAGGCAAGATGTACCCAGAAGGGGATATTAATCTTCCTTGGGAATTTAAAGATTAAAACATGGCTTTTAAATTAAAAGGAATACTAAATAAAAATGTAGCTCCAGCATTAAAGAAAAATAATGCAGACATAAAAAAGATGCAGAAGCTTGATGATGAAATAGCTAAAGCAAGAAAACTTGGGAACAAAGGTGTAGTTCAAGTTTTGTTAGATAAAAAAAGTAAACTTGAAGATATTATAATGGGTACTACTAAGCCACCTGCTGATAGACCTGATCCAACTTTTGAAGGTACTGATGAGTTTAGAAAGAAAAAAGATATTCCAAAGTCAGAGCTTAAAGGCAAAGGAGTGTTAAGAAAAAATGGTAATGACAAGCAACCACCTCGTCAACCAGGAGAAAATCCAGATCTAGAAGTTTATCAAGGACAAAGTTTAGTAGAGAAAATTAACGATCTTGAAGATCGAATAGAGTTTTTGCAGTCTGACATATCTGACGAAGCTGGACCAACAGAAAAGAAAGCTACTATGACTCAAAACTTAAAACTTCTTAAAGCTAAACTAAAAGATCTTAAATCAAAAAGAAAATGATAAACAACTTAGTAGGAGGTTTATTTGGTAAAATAGTAGATAATGCAGAGGGTATACTTGACAAAGTTATTACTACAGACAAAGAACGCGATGAAGCTAAGCTTGCTCTTAAAAAGCTACTTCTTGATGCAGAGCGTGAAGCGTTTGCAAAAGAAGTTGAAGATCGCAAGTCTGCAAGAGAAATGTATAAAGACGATGCTATTATTCAAAAAGTATTAGCAACTTTATTTACTGTAGCTTATTTTGGTATTACGTTTGTAATGTTTAATTATTTTGTTACAAAATCAATAAACTTAGGTGAGTTTGAAATTAGCTTCATATCAACTATATTTGGCGCTATGAGTGCTAAAGTAAATACAATTATAGACTTCTTCTTCGGTGGAAGTTCAAAGAAAAACGAACAAATAAAAGAAAAATAAAATGGGACAAAATTCAACAGAAGTAGCTTATGGCTTTGGTCAGTTTGGATCTGCATTTGCTGATACTGCAGCTAACGTTATTACTGCGCCAGAAGAATTAGCTATAGTAGCAATACAATTTTTAGCAAACACTTCACTTGATTCTTTAGTAGCTAAAGATGCTAATATTTTTGTAAATACAGCAAGCGCTGCTCATGACAGCGGCCGTTACACTAGGACAGTTGATGGCGCGACGAGTAGCTCTACAAAGGTTATATTTGACCAAGAAAACGCAGGCACAGGTAATCAAGATGAAATAAAAGTTGGTGATGAGATTTACCTTGGATCAACAGGTAGTCTTATAGCCACTGTAACCGCTTTAAATCCAGACGGCGACAATACTAAAGAAATAGAAATAAGTAGCGGTGCTTCTATAGGCGATGGTCTTATATTAGCATTTTTAAGACCAGGTGCTATAAACGAACAAGGTGTTGGTGGGCAACAACTGGCTAACGCTCAAGTGTTTCCAAAAGGATTAACAATTTACGGTAGATGGGATTCAGTATCTTTAAACGCTGACGATACTGATGGTGGTATAATCTGTTATTTTGGACGTTAATGTTAGGACTAGGTAATAGTATAACTTCAGTATCGCCTAAAGTTGAAACAGCGATGACAAGCGCTATTCAATATAATTTTGATGGAGCTACAGACCAAACTTTTGCTGGAGATCCTCATGGTTTTACAAAAGCTACAAATTCAATGGCGGCTTTTTCAGGAGGCGGCTCGCTCGTAGCTTATCACGGCATGGGAAGCAATGCAAATACTCACGGCTGGGTTAATGGAGCTGCAGCTACAGGTTCAAGTGCTACAGGTCCAACCGGAGGGCACGGTGGAGGTTTTGATACTTTAGGAGACCCTGACACAAGTAGTAGTGAGTTTTATTTAGTATATGAAGCAAGTAGCGCTAGTGGTGCTTCTAATTTATATAAGAGCGCGCACCAAGGAGGTGACGGCGGTATAAGAGCTATAAGATCAGTTGAATTAGATTTTTCAGGTTATCAAGACTTAGAGCTAACAATGTTTGCTCATCTTCATGGCGATAATATTGCAACAAACGTAAGTGGATCTTTAACTGGAACTGGTATTGGTATAGCTTTTACTACTTCAGCTACTTCTTCGGGTGGTGCAGACGAGGCTGCTACTGGTTTTGGTTTTACAAGTAGAACTGCAGGCGGAATAACATTTAACGTAATGCAAGACAACTCTTTAACTAGCACAGATTCTACACATACTAATACCGTTAGACTTGGTAGCGCAGGAGAAATACAAGCTAACACAAGTGATAAATATAGATATGTAACATCTGATATATCAGCAATAGCAGGACTAAGTAGTGTTTATATGTGGATAGCTTATTTTTCAACACCTAACGCACACAGTGGCAACTTCTTTAAACAAGACGTAGCTTTAGACAATATTCACATAAGAGGAAATAAAGAAATATGAATTTAATATTACAAAAAAACGCACCTACCTCTGGATTTAATAGAGGAAAGCTTTTACAAAAAGAAACAGCTGTTGTTATTGTAGATGAAAACGATAAAGAAATTTACACGGTAACTCAAAACATAAATCCAGAAGGCGGCCCGCTTTATGATGAAAACGAATACAACCAATATGACGCTATAGAATTTTCTGATACTGAATATTGGTACATATAAATTATTAACTAATTAAATTAAATAAAATGGCAAAAAGAAAAACGCCTAAGGTGAAAGACCTTAGACCAGAAAAAATTACAGATGAACAACTCGCTAAAATGAGACAAGTTGTTTCAGCTATCAATAAAGCTCAAATGGATGTTGGTATAATAGAGGTTCGCAAACATGAAGCCTTACATGCTATAACTCAAATGCAGACTCAAATAGTAGAGCTTCAAAACGAATTTAAAGAACAATACGGTACAGACGATATTAATATTGCTGACGGTACAATTAAATACAATGATGATAACAACCAAGTTAATAAGAAAAATAACGATAGGTAAAGATTATAAAATAGATGCTATGCATTACTCTGTAGGCCAAGAGGTCTACGGAGGGCATACTATCTGTGATATTCTTGAAGAAGAAGATAAATATTCTATATACATTAAAAAAGGTAGCAATGTTTTACCTTGGAAAGACTTTAATAAGAATATGGCTATATCTGTTGAATATAATCTTGAATATTAATGCAGAGTCCTTTTTGTTTTGTTATAGAACCTGTAGGTGAGCGATATAACAATTCTGTTTCTGTTGACAATAAAAGTTTAATAATAAACACTGAAATATATAACCATGAGTATGTCAATCGCAGAGGCGTTGTTGTTTCTTGCCCTATTGCTGGCAAGTATGATATACTACCTGGTGACGACGTTATTGTACATCACAACGTATTTAGAAGATGGCACGATGTCAAAGGACAAGAAAGAAACAGTAAAGCATACTTCAAAGACAACAAGTATATAGTATCTGCAGATCAAATATTCTTGTACAATAATAAAGCTATGCCTGGTTATTCTTTTGTTCAACCGTTAGTAGATCAAAATAATTTATCTGAAGATAAAGAAGATCCTTACAAAGGTGTAATAGTATATAGTGATGGCACTTATAATAAAGGTGAGATTGTAGGTTATACTCCTTTTTCGCAATACGAGTTTATAATAAACAATCAAAAGCTTTATAGGGTGATGAATAAATTTATTACAATTAAATATGAGCGTAAAGGAAACGAAAAAACGTATAATCCAAGCTGGGCACAGGGCGGTTGAAGAATTAATAAACGTTGCTAAAGAAAAAATCATTACTAATACAGATGATGATGTTTCTGCTGACAGATTAAAAAATGCAGCGGCAACTAAAAAGCTAGCTATATTCGATGCTTTTGAAATACTTAACCGTATACAAGAAGAAGAGAATATATTAGAAGGTAAAGAAAATAAAGTTAAAGATAAAGTGTTTAAAGGCTTTGCAGAAGGAAGATCTAAGTAATGTACGAACAAACACTATATAAAATTGTTGAACCGATTAAGAAGACTACAATAAGTCGACTTAATAAAAAACGTAAATGGGAATATGGATATAATAAAGAACATGACATCGTGGTTATCTCAAAAACTGGACGCATTGGACAAGTGGTGGAGATTCAAGGTTTGCGAATTGGGTTGCCGAGTAAACCGCAACAACTGCGAGTGCACAATAACAGATGGGAAAAAATAGATTATCCAAAAGAGTTAAATAAACTTAAAAGTATATTTGACTGGAGAGCATATCCTGAAGAAGCAAAAGATCAGTGGTATGATTATATAGACGAAGAGTTTAAGCGTCGCGACGAAGGCTTTTGGTTTGTGAATAATAATGAGCCAACTTATATAACAGGAGCTCACTATATGTATTTGCAATGGAGCAAAATTGATGTTGGTGCTCCTGATTTTAGAGAAGCTAATAGAATATTTTTTATATTTTGGGAGGCTTGCAAAGCAGACAAACGCTGCTACGGTATGTGCTATTTAAAAAACAGACGTAGCGGCTTTTCTTTTATGAGCTCAGCTGAAACTGTTAACTTAGCTACAATATCGAGTGATGCTAGATATGGAATATTATCTAAAAGTGGTGCTGATGCTAAAAAGATGTTTACCGACAAGGTTGTACCAATATCTATCAACTATCCGTTTTTCTTTAAACCGATACAAGATGGTATGGACAGACCTAAAAGTGAACTTGCTTATCGTGTACCTGCGAGTAAGTTTACGCGTAGAAAAATTACGTCGAACGAAAAGCAGGAAGAGCTGGTTGGACTTGACACTACTATTGATTGGAAAAACACAGGTGATAACAGCTATGACGGTGAAAAACTTAATCTGTTAGTACACGATGAAAGTGGTAAGTGGGAAAGGCCTGATAATATTTTAAACAACTGGCGAGTAACTAAAACTTGTTTAAGATTAGGTAGTAGAATTATAGGTAAGTGTATGATGGGCTCTACTAGTAACTCGTTAGATAAAGGCGGCGATAATTTTAAAAAGCTATATCACGATAGTGATGTAACTAAAAGAAATAGAAATGGTCAAACAAAGTCTGGTTTATACTCTTTGTTTATACCAATGGAGTGGAACTATGAGGGATTTATTGACGAGTTTGGACGACCCGTCTTTGATACTCCAACACAAGAGTGTTATGGACCTCACGGTGAACTAATTGATATAGGTGTTATATCACATTGGGAAAACGAAGTAGAAGGTTTGAAAGACGATCAAGACGCGTTAAACGAGTTTTACAGACAGTTCCCAAGAACTGAAGAGCACGCGTTTAGAGATGAAACAAAAAACAGTTTGTTTAATCTCGCTAAAATATACGAGCAAGTAGACTATAACGAAGGCGCAACTAGCTCGGCAGTTTTAAACACTGGTAATTTCCAGTGGACTAATGGAGTAAAAGACACTACTGTAACTTTTAATCCAGATCCTAACGGTAGGTTCAAGCTTAGTTGGGTTCCAGATTTTAAGCTGCAGAATAATGTAATAATAAAAAATGGAGTTAAATATCCTGGAAACGAGCACATGGGCGCTTTTGGCTGCGATAGCTATGATATTAGCGGTACTGTTGATGGTCGAGGATCCAACGGATCTCTTCATGGATTAACTAAGTTTAGCATGGAGTCAGCTCCTGCTAATACGTTTTTTTTAGAATATATAGCTAGACCACAAACCGCTGAAATATTTTTTGAAGATGTGTTGATGGCATTAGTATTTTATGGTATGCCATTGCTTGCTGAAAATAATAAACCAAGACTACTGTATCATTTAAAACGTAGAGGATATAGAGGCTTCAGTATGAATAGACCAGATAAGATTTGGAATAAATTATCTGCAGCAGAGAGAGAAGTTGGAGGTATACCAAACTCTAGTGAAGACATTAAGCAAGCTCATGCAGCTGCTATAGAAATGTATATCAACGATCACGTTGGTTTAATGCAAGACGGTACTTATGGTACAATGTACTTCACTGAAACTTTAAATGATTGGGCAAAGTTTGATATAAACAAACGTACAAAGTTTGACGCAGCCATAAGTTCAGGTTTAGCTATAATGGCTTGCAACAGACATTTATATAGACCAGTAAAAGAGAAACAAATAAAACCAGTTAATTTTTCATTTGCTAAGTATAGTAATGATGGTGTAACCTCTAAAATAATTAAAAATTAAATATGGCTTACAGAAATACAAATAATTTTCCAAGTCAGGTAGTACCTGATGTAGAAAAAATAAGCTACGATTACGGTTTAAAAGTTGCTCAAGCTATCGAAAGCGAATGGTTTGATAGAAATGAAGATGGTAACATTAGAGGCAACGGTAGATTTTATAGTAATAAAAATAATTTTCACAATTTAAGACTATACGCTAGAGGCGAACAGTCTGTACAGAAATACAAAAACGAATTATCTATAAATGGTGATTTAAGTTTTTTAAATTTAGACTGGAAACCTGTACCTGTCATACCTAAGTTTGTAGATATTGTAGTTAACGGCATGGCTGAAAGAAACTATGATATAAAAGTATTTTCACAAGATCCATACGGCGTAGCTAAAAGGACTGAGTATATGGAAAGCATGCTTAGAGATATGAAGATGAAACAGTTCGACGCTATGGCTAAGCAACAGCTTAACATGGATCTAGCTGAAAACGATCCTGAAACCTTACCAGAGTCAGAGCAAGAGTTAGAACTTCACATGCAACTTAGCTATAAGCAAGCTACAGAACTAGCTGAAGAACAAGCTATCAATGTATTGCTACACGGCAATCAATACGATTTAACTAGAAAAAGACTATATTATGATTTAACAGTTTTAGGTATGGCGGCTGTTAAAACTACTTTTACTAAAGCAGAAGGTATAAAAATAGATTATGTTGATCCAGATAGAATAGTACACTCGTATAGTGAGTCACCATACTTTGATGATGTATACTATGTAGGTGAAGTTAAAACTGTAGCAGTCAACGAGCTAGTAAAAGAGTTTCCTCATTTAAGCCAAGATGATCTTGAAGAAATACAACAGTACAATAATAGTAGAACGTACGAGTACAACAAGGGTAGAAGAGATCAAGATATAAATCAAGTTGAAGTATTATACTTTAACTGGAAAACTTATATGAACGAAGTATATAAGTTGAAAGAAACTAAAACAGGTGGAGAAAAAGCTATAGAAAAAGATGACACTTTTAATCCACCAACAAATATGGAAGGTGGCTTTGCTAAAATATCTAGACAAATAGAAGTTATATATGAAGGCGCTATGATAATAGGGTCTGATAAACTTTTAAAGTGGGAGATGGCTGAGAATATGATTAGGCCAAAAAGCGATATGACTAAAGTTAAAATGAATTATAGTCTTGTTGCTCCACGTATGTATCAAGGTAGAATAGAAAGTTTAGTTGGCCGTATAACAGGCTTTGCTGACATGATACAGCTTACACATTTAAAGCTACAACAAGTAATGGCGCGTATGGTACCAGATGGTGTTTATTTAGACGCTGATGGTTTAGCTGAAATAGATTTAGGCAACGGAACAAACTATAACCCGCAGGAAGCTTTAAATATGTTTTTCCAAACAGGTAGTGTTATAGGTAGATCATATAATGTTGATGGTGATCCAAATCCAGGTAGAATACCTATACAAGAAATATCTAATGGTAAAGGCTCTGGAGGTAAGATGCAAACTCTTATAGCAAACTACAACTACTACATGCAAATGATACGTGACGTGACCGGCTTAAATGAAGCTAGAGATGGTAGCACTCCTGATAGAAACGCTTTAGTAGGAGTTCAAAAACTAGCAGCTGCAAATAGTAATACGGCTACAAGACATATATTACAAGCTGGCTTATATTTAACAGCTGACGTAGCAGAGCAAGTGTCACTACGTATATCAGATATTATTGAATACTCGCCAACTCGAGACGCTTTCTTACAACAAATAGGAGTACATAATGTAGCTACGTTAGAAGAAATGGCTGATTTACATTTGTATGACTTTGGCATATTTATAGAGCTTGCTCCAGATGAAGAAGAGCGTCAGCTATTAGAAAACAATATACAAATGGCTTTATCTCAAAAGATAATAAAACTATCAGACGCTATTGATATTAGAAATACTAAAAACGTAAAGCTTGCCAATGAACTATTAAAAATAAAAGAAAAGAAAAAAGTTCAAGAAGATCAAGCTATGCAGCAGCAAAACATACAAGCGCAGCAGCAAGCTCAACAAAGAACAGCTCAAGCTCAAGCTCAAGCTGAAGCACAGAAACAACAACAAGTAACTCAAGCTCAAATACAACTTGAGCAGGCAAAAGCAGAGTTCAAAGCTAAAAACTTACAACAAGAAGCTGACATTAAAAAACAATTAATGGAAGCAGAGTTTCAGTACAATGTAAAGTTAAGAGACATGGAGGCTAAACAGAAAAGTAAGTTAGAAGGTGAAAAGCAACAAACAAGTAAAAAATTCGAGTCAGCAGGTAATGATGAACTTAGGACTGGCTTGAATATGGATCAGTTTTAAATTATTATATTTTATATTATGGAAGAAAAAGAAGTAAAAGATGAAAACGTTACTAAGGTTGATTTAAAAAAGAAACCAAACGAAACCGTTCACAAAGTAGATTTAACTAAAAAAGAAGAAGAAGATGCCGTTCAGGAGCAAAGCACAGATGAGGTACCTGTTCGCGACGAATCCGAAACTAGCGAAGAAGTACGCGAAGAAGACGAGCAGCCAACAATTGAAGAAATTACCGAACAAGCTGAAGAAGAAAAAGAAGAAGAAGAGGTAGTTGAAGAAGTTGTAGCTGAAGAAAAACCAAGCGTAGAACTTCCTGAGAACATAGAAAAATTAGTTGAATTTATAAACGATACAGGTGGTACTGTTGAAGATTATGTTATGCTAAACAAAGACTTTAGCAATATGGATAACTTAACAGCTCTTGAAGAGTACTACAAAATTACTAAGCCACATCTAAACGCTGAAGAAAGATCTTTCTTAATGGAAGAAACGTTTAGCTATGATGAAGATGTTGATGATAGTAAAGAAGTTAGAAGAAAAAAAATAGCCCTCAAAGAGCAAGTTGCCGAGGCTAAAGCCTACTTAGACAGGCAAAAGTCTAAATATTATGAAGAGATCAAAGCTGGATCGAAGCTTACAAAAGAGCAACAGAAAGCTATTGACTTCTTCAACAGATATAACAAAGAGTCTGAAGGTGCTCAAAAAAGAAACGAGCATATACAGAACGTGTTTAACAAGAAAACATCTACTCTTTTCTCTGAAAAGTTCAAAGGTTTTGAATATAACGTAGGAGAGAAAAGATTTAGGTTTAATGTTAAAGATGTTGATAGTGTTAAAGAAACTCAAAGTGACATTGGTAATTTTATCAAAAAGTTTTTGAATAAAGAAGGATCAATGGAAGACGCTGCGGGTTATCATAAAGGTTTATATACCGCTATGAACGCAGACGCTATAGCTCAACACTTTTACGAACAAGGTAAAGCCGACGCTTTAAAAGCTTCTGTCGAAAAGTCTAAGAATATAAACATGGACCCAAGACAAACTAATAAAGAAGTTAAAGTTGGAGGTACTACATACAAAGTACTAAGTGGAGAGTCTACTTCAGATTTCAAAGTTAAGATCAAACGAGGTAGAAAATAAATTATTAATCCATTTAAAACTAATTAAAAATGGCAATTACAAATCCAGGTCCTGGGCATTCCGGGACTACAGGTAGTTTAAATAGTGTAGCTGCTCCAGTGAGAGCTACATTGTCTTCAAACTACATTGACTTTACGAGCGGCGCTGGCAACGACTGGGCGCAGCAGTATTTACCAGACCTAATTGAAGCTGAGGCTGAAGTGTTCGGACCAAGAACTATTTCAGGTTTCTTATCTCAAGTAGGTGCTGAAGAGTCTATGACTTCTGACCAAGTTATTTGGACAGAGCAAGGTAGACTTCACTTATCTTACACGGGTACAATTAACACTGCAAATGGTGATTTAACTATCCAAAAAGATATTGACGGTAACGATCTAACTACTACTCACGGTATTAGATTAAACGATCAAGTTATCATTGCTACTTCTGAGGGCGTAATCAAGTGTTTAGTTACTGACGCTTTAAAAGGTACAGCTGATGTAGTTACTGTTAGACCTTACGAGAAAGACAATATCGACGATGCTGCTGCATTTTCTACTGGTACTGTAGCTTGTACAGTATTAGTATATGGTTCTGAATTTGGTAAAGGAACACCTGGTCAGGGATCAGCTGCTGAAGGTGCTAAAGCTATAGAGCCACAGCACAAATCTTTTAGCAACAAGCCTATCATCATGAAAGATTACTACGAAATCAACGGATCTGATGTATCTCAAATCGGTTGGGTAGAAATCGCTGGTGAAGACGGACAAAATGGTTACTTATGGTATTTAAAAGCTGAAGGCGATACTCGCTCTCGCTTTACTGATTACTTAGAGATGACTATGATGGAAGCTGTTAAAGGTGTTCCGGGAGCAGCTGCTGCTACTGGTGTTGGTGACTCTGACATTGATGAGTTCTTAAGTGCTTCAGGTGATAGCTTCGGTACTGAAGGTTTATTCGCTGCTATTGAGACTCGTGGTAACGTTACTACTGGTGTAAATGGTGTTAACCCTGGTACTGATTTAGCAGAGTTTGACGCTATCTTAGCAGAGTTTGACAAGCAAGGTGCTATCGAAGAAAACATGTTATTTGTTAATCGTTCAACTAGTTTGGCTATTGACGATATGTTAGCTTCAATGAACTCTTACGGTGCTGGTGGTACTTCTTACGGAGTATTCAATAACGACGAAGATATGGCATTGAACTTAGGTTTCTCTGGTTTCCGTAGAGGATCTTACGACTTCTATAAGTCTGACTTCCGTTACTTAAACGACAAAGCTACTCGTGGATCTATCAACGATAGAGCTGCAGGCTTTGGTATTCGTGGTGTTGTTATTCCTGCTGGTGTATCAACTGTATACGATCAAACATTAGGTAGAAACTTAAAGCGTCCGTTTTTACACGTACGTTATAGAGCTTCTCAAATGGACGATAGAAAAATGAAAACTTGGATTACTGGATCTGTTGGTGGAAACATCACTTCTGATCTTGATGCAATGCAAGTAAACTATCTATCTGAAAGATGTTTAGTTGTTCAAGGTGCTAACAACTTCATGTTAATGAAGTAAGTATATTAGGTCGGGGCTTCGGCCCCGATCTTTTTTTTAATTTTTTATTATATTATATCATGGCAAAAAAGCAAACAAAAAAAGCTGAAGTAGCACAGCCAGAAATAAAAGCTACAAATGAAATGGTAGAAGTAGCTATTAAGCCACAGTCTAAAAAACCTACCTGGGAAATAAAAGATAGAGTTTATTATTTAAAACAAAATAGATCAGCTTTATCTTATTCAATGAAGTCTTCAGGTATATATTACTTTGACGAAGAAAAAGGTTATGAAAGAGAGTTAAAGTATTGTGAAAATCAAAGAACTGTTTTCGTAGACGAAATGCAAGGCGATCAAAGGCTAGCTCACATTATATTTAGAAATGGAGCACTGTACGTTCCAAGAGAAAAAGCAACTTTACAAAAGCTATTATCTCTATATCACCCAATGCGTGATAAGCTTTTTTACGAGCATAAGCCTGTAGAAATAGCAGCTAACGAGTTAGATTACTTAGAAATGGAAGCTGACGCTTTAGTTTTAGCTAGAACGCTAGACATTGACAAGATGGAAGCTATAATGCGAGTAGAATTAGGTTCTAAAGTATCAGAGATGAGTTCTAAGGAACTTAAACGAGATTGTCTAGTATTTGCAAGAAGAAACCCAGGTTTGTTCTTAGAGCTTGTCCAAGACGAAAACGTAGAGCTTAGAAACTTTGGTATTAAAGCTGTTGAAGCTGGAATATTAAAACTATCTAGAGATCAACGATACTTTATGTGGGGATCAAACGATAGAAAAATAATGACAGTTCCTTTTGATGAGCATCCGTATTCTGCTTTAGCCGCTTGGTTTAAAACAGATGAAGGTATGGAGATATACTCTAATATAGAAAAGCAACTAAGTATGTAATTACTTTATAGAAGAGTAACCACTCTTCGGGGTGGTTACTTAACTATAAAAGATAATTATATGGTAAGTGTAGATACAGTATATCAACGTGTACTAGCATTAGCAAATAAAGAACAAAGAGGTTATATAACTCCGCAAGAGTTTAACCTTTTAGCAAATCAATCGCAGATGGAAATATTTGAAGAGTATTTTCATCACTTAAATCAATACCTTAGAAATCCAGGTAATGACTCTAGCTATGCAGACTCTGCAGATTATATTCAAGATAAAATTTCAAGGTTTATAGTTGAAGCAGAAGAGTTACAGTATACAGAAGAAAAAACAAACGCATACGTATTGCCATCTAGTAATCGTATGTATAGATTAACTAGGGTAAGTGCTGGCACAGATATTCTTAGTCCAACAGCTCAACAAATTACTTTTAAAGATTTAAAAAATCAAGCTAGAGCTGTATATGCCGCTCAAGCTCACAACAACTCTCCAGTTTACGTACGCATGCACAATGTGCAAGCTAGCGGCCCAGCGTTTGAAGAAGAAATCGCAGGCTTAATAAAAATATACACGGAAGGCTCAACTGAATTTACAGGTAATATAAACATTGGTTATATAAGAGTACCTAACAAGGTTGTTTGGGATTACGTTGTTGTAAATGAAAAAGCGTTATACAATGCTACTAATGCTTCAGACTTTGATTTACACCCATCAGAAGAAACAAACTTAGTATACAGAATACTTATGCTAAGTGGTATAACTATTAACAAGCCTGGTCTTGCAAGCTTAGCTAAAGCTGAAGTTGTAGAACAAGGTAATAACGAAAAAGCATAATGGGAGAGTACAGCAATCAAGGCATAAGTAATTACTATAACCAAGAGTCACAGCACGGGTCTTACCAGTATCAAACGCTAGACGCTTTAGTTAGTACGTTTTTAATGGTATACGTTGGTGAAAACAAAATAATATCAAAAGCAAATAGACAAGACGTTTTCTTTTTTGGCCGCAGAGCTTTACAAGAAATGAACTACGATGTATTAAGATCTAAGAAAACATTAGAGTTTGAGTTAGACAATCGCATGTACGTACCTATGCCTCATGACTATGTTAACCACACCGATGTTTTTTACACAGACAGCTCTGGTATAAAGCACCCATTATTTCCAGCTAGAGATACGCAAAATCCTTTTAGACCTAAAACAAAAGATTTAAACGTTAACGCGCAAGATCTTGATGAGTGGTGGGAAACTATGAAGTACTACAATATTTTTCAAGAAACTGAATACAATGGTTTAGAAGGAGAAGACTCTAAAACTTTAGAAGCTTTTCAAACAACTCCTAGCCATGAAGATCAAGTGGCAGACTTTAATTACAATGACGGACACTCTGAATTTGCGTTAGGTCAAAGATATGGTTTAGATCCAGAGCATGCTCAAATAAACGGAAGCTACTTTTTTGATTATGCTAACGGACATATTTATTTTAGTTCAGGCTTAGTTGGATCTACAATAGTATTAGATTACATAACCGATGGTCTAGCAGACGATGGCGATGCCTTGATACCTAAGCTAGCTGAAGAAGCTTTTTATAAATGCGTAGCTTATAGTATAGTTTCAACAGGAGCAAATTATAGCCCTGCAACTATACAACAATTAAAAAAAGAAAGATTTGCAGAGCTTAGAAAAGCTAAGATTAGATTATCAAATTACAAAACACAAGAGCTTACTCAAGTAATGAGAGGTAAGTCTAAATGGATAAAATAAGATATGCCAGAATTTAATAGAAATTTTGCGCAAGGTAAGATGAATAAAGATCTTGACGAGCGCCTTATTCCAGCCGGTCAGTACAGAGACGCTATGAACGTACAAGTTTCTACTTCAGATGGTAGTAACGTTGGTTCATTAGAAAACATACTAGGTAATGGTCAGCTTTCTACAAACTTAATACCAGAGGGCGGTTATTGCGTCGGCTCTATAGTTGATAACGAAGTTAACTGCATATATTATTTAGTCGCAGGTAACGAATTTACTCACTCAAGCGGTAATAGAATTGCTAAAAATTATATCGTAAAATATAGTATTGACGATAATAATCTTACTTTTGTATTCGTAGATATTTACAAAGTCACTACGCAGGTAACTGGTATTGTTACTGAAGAGAATATTCTTTTTGGTGAGATTAATTTTACACAAGTTTCTAGTAGCTATGGTCTAAGAAAAGGCATGGTGTTTGACAACGATAACAACATACAATTTGCTTTTGACGACAATAAATTTCTTCCATCTAGAGAAGACATACCTACAGGAACATATACTTTTGAAAAAGAATCTGTTTTAGGTTTTAATAGCGAAACAAATATAACAGCTATAAATATTGTTGAAGATTTATTAATGTATACAGACAATATTAACGAGCCTAAAACAATAAATATAAAAAGATCGATATTAGGAACAGGATCAGGAGATAATGTTTTAAATTCAAGCGGCGCAAATAACTCTTCAGATTTTCACACTAGACTTGTTAGCAGAAGAACAGACGGCAGCTTTAATGACGAAGGGTTTGAAGTAGTAACAAACTTTAGTCTTTTAGATTCTGGCACTCCAGTATACTCTGAGCTAGAAAATAATACAACTATAAGAAAAGGTCCTTTAGCTCCTCCAACGTTGAGAATGTCCTCTTCTACCGTAGAAAGAGCTCTTAGAGTAGACAGTCCTTTTAATCCAGTAGAATCACCTTTCTTTATTATTTCTGGTGGACAAGCTACTCAAGTTCCTTCTGGATCTGGATTTACCTTACAAACAGACGAGCCTGTTAGCTATTTTGTTGGAGACTTTATATTAATAACACAAGACTTAACTCAACCACCCACGTCTTTTACAGATCACGATGTTAGAGTTAGAGTAGATGCTGTTAATAGCAATACAAGCTTTGACGTTACTATACTAGCTATAGCTGATGACTTAGATACATCAACTGGTTTTCTTACTATACTAGAACAGCCAGATCCTTTGTTTGAATTTAAGTTTCCAAGATTTTCTTATAGATACAAGTATGTAGACGGTCAATATTCTGCGTTTGCTCCTTTTTCTGAAGTAGCTTTTTTACCCGGGCCATACGAATATTATCCTAAAGAAGGATATAACTTAGGTATGGCTAATAGAGTTAGAAGTTTAAGAGTAGAAAACTACGCTCCAGCTCCTGATCACAGACCTAAAGATATAGTAGAAATAGACGTGCTATACAAAGAAGAAGGATCCACTACAGTCTACACTGTTAAAACTATAAAGCCTTCAGACGGTCAACCTCTTTGGCCACTCAGCACGGCGATTGGTGGATATAGTGTAGGCGCGGGAAGTGCTGCTAGTGTTTTAAACGATGGATTAGTTTTTAGAGGTAGTCTAAATATAGAGTCAGAATTAATACACGCTGTAGTTCCAGCTAATCAATTATTAAGACCTTGGGATAATGTTCCTAGAAAAGCTTTAGCTCAAGAAGTTTCAGCTAATAGATTAATATATGCTAACTATGTTCAAAACTACGATCTTGTAGATTCAAATAATAAACTATTAACACCTGAGCTTAAAGTAGGTTTAATTTCAAAATCTTACGGCGATCCTGGAATATCACCTAATATAGGTGTTCCTTTTAAATCTATAAAAACACAAAGAACATATCAGCTAGGAGTTGTATACAAAGACGAGTTTGGAAGAGAAACACCTGTACTAGCAGACAAAGAAAAAGGATCTTTTACTGTAGGCAAAGAGTTTTGTGACAATTTAAACTCGCTTAAAGTTAGTGTTTTAAATAGCGCACCAATTTGGGCTAAATCTTTTAAATTTTTTATAAAAGAAACCTCTAACGAATATTACAACTTAGCAATGGACCGTTGGTATAACGCTGAAGATGGTAATATATGGTTGTCTTTTCCTTCGTCTGATAGAAATAAAGTTGATGAAGAAACATTTTTAGAATTAAAAAAAGCGCACGATAGTGATGTAGTCGTAGAACAACCTGCTAGATATAAGATACTAGCTATTAGCAATGAAGCTCCTGAATTTATAAAGCTTCAAAGAAAAAGTTTAGGTACACTACTAAACTCTTCGCATAATGGAGTAGATGATAATCAAATTGGTAGCGCTGCAATAGGTTATCCTATATCTGGTGAAAATTTAATACATATAAGAAAAAACGCTTTTGAAGAAAACTTTGATCCAGATGTAGTTTTACCTATAGCTTCTGATTGCTCTGTAAAAATACGAACAATAACAGGAGAGTTTAGTAAGTACTACGACATAATAGATATAAGAAAAGATAATATCTTTGGTCAAGACAACGATGGCTACAAAATAACTATATCAGATACTTTTGATGCTGACGTAAACAATGTTACTGGTGGATCTTTTACGCCAGCTACAAATAGACTAGGACTACAAATAGAGATAGTTCAAAACGAAAAAGAAGATAAGCCTGAGTTTGAAGGTAAGTTCTTTGCTAAGATATACAAAGATCAAATCATAGAAGATTTTATTATGATATTAGACGACGAAAGAAATTTAGTCGTTGTCGATGCTTATGAAACTAGTTACCTTCACACTTACAATGGTGATTCTTCTAATCCATACGGTGGTGTTAACTTAGGTCGCAATACAAATAACGCTACTATGGGTATTGCTTTAAATGTTAGAGATCAGTGGAGAGAATCTCAAGCAAAAAAAGACCACGTTAATCCGTATAAAACTAGCTACACTTGGGGTGATAATTCTAATTACGGAGGACCTCTAATAAATGGTGCTTTTGAAGTAAGAGACACTAACGCAGGAGATGCTACTGGCGCTAACAATTGGGGTATTGGAAAAGGTGATCATGCCCTTGAGTTTTGGCATAATTATTTTACAAGAAAAGGCCAAGCTGAAATATTTATAGATGATGCTTGGGCTGTTTCGTGGAGACAAACGCCGCATACTTTAGATAACGCTTTTCCAGATCCTAATAATTCTAGCCCATATCATAACGCGCCAAACCATAATGGCGACTTTAACGCTGGTGAAATTGCAGGTGACGATCTTATTGAAGAAGCAAGATGGGGTGAAGGTAATGGATTTGCTCAAAACGGATCTAGAGGTATAAGAGGTAATTTAATAGATATATCTGTTACAGGTGGATTTCACGGAGAGTTTAACGAAAACGATGCTGCGTGGTCTGAGTTTGGAAATAACGGCTGGAAGGTACCTGAAGCTTTTCAATTTTTAAATCCATACATACTAAACGATGGAAACAATAAGGACGAATATAATTTTTTAAGAAATTTAACTTTACCTGGAATAAAATGGAGATTTAAAGAAGATCCAGAAAAGACTATATATGAAGTTACAAAAGCATATAAGCATTACGGCATCATAAATTTTCAACTAAGAAATATAGATTTATTTGGTTCACAGTTAATTAATCCATTTACACTTTCATGGTATATAACTCAAAATGCTGAACGTCTTATTGATCTTGCGGCTGGTGGCGATGGAATTAATATAAGAACTGTGCTTGATGGTATGAGTAGATACCAAATAGAATCTAATAAAAGAAATAAATTTACAATTGCAGTTGATAAACCTTTTGCCTGGGACCCTAGATCTACAATAGCTCACGATGGTACAGAGACAGTAACTATACAAATATTAGGTAGATACGGAAACGAAGACATTGGTTTTTCTTCTGATAATCCAGCGGTATGGGAAACTAAACCTAAAGAAGATATAGAGCTAGATATATATTATGAGATTAGTAGAGCTTATCCTATAGAAATAGAATCAAATAATACAGAAACTGTTTTGCTTCCAGGCTATGCAGACTTAGTATCTGTTGCTGGTAATTTAGAGCCTGAGTTTAATAGAGTTAATAATTTAAGGCATTTTACAGGTTCAGAAAACTCTCGTCTTTCTCTCGCTAACCCTATTACTGCAAACGTAGGTGCTGAGCTATTGATTAACGATGGATATGGTGGACAGATAACTTTAGTTGTAGCTGAATTAGTTAATAACAGTACACGTGTAAATGTTTATAAAAAGTTTCACTCTGCTTTTACAGAGATAACTTTGCCTTGGCATAACTGCTATGTGTTTGGAAACGGTGTAGAGTCTGATAGAATAAGAGATGATTTTAATCAACCAACTATACAAAACGGTGTAAAAGCTTCTACAACAATAGCAGAACAATATAAAGAAGAAAGAAGATCGCAAAGCTTTATATTTTCTGGTATATTCAACAGCTTGTCAGGTGTTAATAGATTAAATCAATTTATACAAGCAGAACCTATAACTAAAGATCTTGATCCTGATAACGGTAGTATACAAAAGTTATTTACTAGAGATACTGACATAATAACGTTTTGTGAAGACAAAGTGTTGAAAGTTTTGTCTGATAAAGACGCTTTGTTTGAATCAGGTGGTAATGCTCAGCTAACCGCTGCAAATAAAGTTTTAGGTCAAGCTATTGCTTTTGGAGGTGACTATGGAATATCTAAAAACCCTGAGAGTTTTGCTGCAGATAAATATAGATGCTACTTTACAGATACTCAAAGAGGTGCTGTAATAAGATTATCTAAAGACGGCATGACGCCAATATCAGACTATGGCATGAAAGATTATTTTACAGATACGTTTAATAATATAAGAGACATTAGATTAATTGGAACTTTTGACCAAAGGAAAGATAATTATAACTTAACAATATCAAGCAGAGGTAAAAGAGCTAGTTTTTTAAAAGCAATAGAGCCAACAACTATAACTTATAATGAGCAAGTTAAAGGCTGGGTAAGCTTTAAAAGCTTTCACCCTGAGTCTGGAGTTGGTGTAAACAATGATTACTACACTTTTAAAAACGGATCTCTATGGAAGCATCACACCAATGCTAATAGAAACGATTTTTATAGCGAAGGATTTGTACCGTCGCATGTAGAAATATTATTTAACGATGCTCCTAGCTCTGTTAAAAACTTTCAAACTATAAAATACGAAGGCACTCAAGCTAAAGTAGATAGAGACGCGCGTGATGATCAATACTATAACTTGTCAACTAAACGAGGTTGGTATGTTGACTCTGCATTTACAGATCTTCAAGACGGTAAGGTTCCTGAGTTTATAGATAAAGAAGGTAAATGGTTTAACTTTATAAAAGGAGCATGCACTGACTTTAATAACTTAGACGAAAAAGAGTTTACAGTACAAGGCATTGGGCAGGCAGAGAGTATACAGCACAGCAGTCCAGGCGAGCTAGCTCCAGTTTCTAAAAGAGTTATATTTAGAGACTCAAGCTTTAGCGTAACAGGAGAAAATTGGGATTAATATGGCAATAAATTATACAGTAAGCGACTTTGAAGTAAATAGTTTTGTTGGGCAAGTTACACCGGCTGGCGTAGCTAATCTAACTATAACGCCTATTGGAGACGAAGAAATATTTGCTGAAGAGTTTTTTATAGGCGGAGCTGCAGCAGCGGCAAATGTTAATGGAGCTTTTTTTGTTGGAGGTAATGTTTCACCTGAAGTAACTCAAGTTGCTTTTACTGACAATGGAGACGGAACTGTAAATGTTGCTATAAGCTACAATGCTTTTGTTGTTCAAGCTAATAGCGCAGTTCATATTGATATAGACAGAAAAGCACTATCGCCCGTGCCTCCACCGCAAGAGCGCAAAGGCTGTACAAATCCAGAGGCAATTAACTATGATCCTTTAGCTACATCAGATGATGGCTCTTGTCAATTTGTTATACGCCATGACAATCCTAATCCTGTTGGGCATGGAGATGCTGTTGTTACTTCTTTTAAAGTAGACACTCCTAATTTAAAAACTCCTAATGCTCAATTTGTAACAGTATCAAATACTAAAGAAGCTTCTTACAAAGTAGTTCTTTATAACAAAACAACAGGAGAGTACTATAACTTTAACGACGATAACGAATTGTACGGTGGATTTACAAAAAACAGAAGAAACGTAGATCATATTGAAACGTTAGCTCCTGCTGGCGCTAAAAAACTTTTAGTACAATATCCTGGTATATCTGCTAATGCAGTTTACAAAATTTATGTTGAGCCTATAGGTGACACTAAGCTAGCTAAAGATGTACCTAGCAAATCAAATCCATTTGAGTTTACACAGAGAATAGATACTACAATTAGTTTAAATTTAAAAACAGCAAACACTTCTAACTGGACTATTGGATCAGCTGCCACTATATCAGATAGACCTGGTAAAAAACCTCTTAGAGTAACTAAAAAAACTTTTCCAGAAGTTGACATGAAGTTTGTTGATGGCAAGCCTGGTTATAAACAGTTTTCTTTAACAGCGGCTTTTGGAGCTGGTGGTGGCAAAAGCTCAGCCGCTTTAGTAACTAATAGAAAACCTCAACTAATTGATTTGTCAGCACCAACAGACTTGACTGTTCTTGAAAAGACTGATTCTGGAGCTATAGCAAACCGAATTAGAATTGAAGGTGCTGATGTTAGTTATGCCACAGACACTTTGACTATAACAGGACTTTTAGTTGTAGAAAAATTTGGTACAACAAGCGAAACAATAACAATAGATATAGATAACATAGTAACACTATCATAATATGCCTCCTCCATTTACACTAATAATAAATTTTAATTGCGCTATACAAGACTCTGTCTCTGTAGGCGATATAGCATACGGCGTAGTAGCTGTACCTAACTCAAGCTTCAATGTTAATCAGCAAAATATAACTAAGCTAGGTGAAATAATTGGAATAAATAGAGGTAGTAGCAATGGTAGTATTACAATACAAACTGACTTGTATATTAATGAGATACCAGAACCTAAGCCTAATGGAGATGAGTTTTTATTTATATTGTTTAGTAAAGACAACTGCCAAGAGTACGGCTCTATGTTAGGTTATTTTGGATCGTTTAAGTTTAAAAATAACTCAGATGAATTTGCAGAACTATTCAATGTAACTGTTGACGCTTTTGAAAGCAGCAAATAAGTGTAATAGTAAAATTGTAAATTTAATTAAATGAAACACATAAGTGATCAAGCTATAAATAATCCTTTGTCTAAAGAAGATTTAAGAAAACAATTTATAGAGCAAACAGAAAAATTAGGTCTAAAGCATACTTTTACTTTTGACGAAGCTTGGGAAATAGCTCAAGAGATTAGAAAAAAACAAGAGTATAGACAAAAAATAACAGAGCTGCACGAGCAGCTTGAACATGAAGGTGGTATAGTTGGTAAAGAATTACATAAGCTTAACCCAACAAAACATACGTTCGCTGGTGGTTGTTATATTAGAGAAATATATAATCCTGCTAACATGCTGCTAGTAACTAAAATACACAAAGTTGACCACCCGTACTTTTTAATGAGTGGCAAAATGTCTATATTAACCGAAGACGGTGTTATAGAAGTTGAAGCTCCTCATCATGGAGTTACTAAAGCTGGGACTAAACGAGTTATATACACTCACGATCCATGCAAGTTTGTAACAGTACATGCTACAAACAAGACAACTCCTGAAGAAGTAGAAGAAGAAGTAATAGCAAAAAGCTTTAATGATGAAGCTATTTGTTTAGACGAAATACAAAGCCTAACTGAAAAGCTAGGCTTAAATGTTGAATTAACTAAAGAAAAATAATATGTCATTTGTAGCAGTAGGTTTAGCTCTAGGGGCTGCCGGTGGTATTGCAAAAACAATAGCTGGTGGTGTTCAAAAGAAAAAAGCTAAAGCAGCAGCAGCCGCAGCAGCGGCAGAGCTTGCAGCTCAAAAAGAAGCGTTTGCAGCTTTAGATACTTCTAATCCATATAAAAACATGGAAAACACTATGGAAGATCTTACAGTAAACCAACAAGAAGCTCAATTTATAGCTGAGCAACAACAACAATCACAAGCAAATATTTTACAAGACCTACGTGGCGCGGCTGGTGGATCTGGCATTGCGGCGTTAGCTCAAACACTAGCTAATCAAGGAACTAAAAATGCAAGACAAGCCGCTGTGTCTATAGGCAAGCAAGAGCAAGCTAATCAAATGGCTGAAAGAAAAGAAGCTTCTAGACTTCAAGGTTTAAAAAGAGAAGGTGATATTATGTCTAGACAAATGGAAGCTGATAAAACAAAAACATTAATGGGTATGGCTGCAGATGATTATGCCAATAAACAAGAAGCTGTAGCTCAAGCTAATCAACAGATGATGGAAGGTATAAGTGACATAGCAGGCGTTGGCATGGAAATGGCTACTGGCGGTGTTGGTGGTGATGGTATGCCTGGTGGTGTTGGTGATAATAAAACTACTACTATTAATAATAGACCTGACTTAGTACAGTTTGACCAAGCCGGCGAAGTAGTTTACGATCCTTTTTACTTGTACACGCCTGATCCAAATACCGGTTCTTAAAATAAATAAAACATGGCAAAAAAAAGTAGTCCTAGTATAAATTTAGGTTTAGACTCTAGTCAATTAGACAGGCTTAATAGAGCTTCGCGAGCAGCAGCTGGTGTAGGCGAGTTTAAACAGACTAGTCTCGGCGCAGCGTTAGGAGATATAGCTGTAGAGTCTGGCACTAAGCTCGTAGAAGACGCAAGATTAAAAGAAGAAGAAGAAGCTCAAGAAAGAGAAGAACAAAGAAAAGCTTTAGAAAGTAAACTACAAGGAAAGTTAGATGAATTTTTAGCTGTAGGATCTAATCAAAACGAGTATGACTTTGGTCTTGATAAGATCATGGGTATTAGAGAACAAATATTAAATTCCACCGATGAGAAAGAGCGAAGTGGTTTAATAAGAGAGTTTAACGCTTATGTTGCAGAAATAAAAAATCAAACTAACCTTGATAAAACAAGCGCTAAAAACTTACAAGGTTTTAGCATGAATCCTAACGAAAATAAGTCTATAATTAGTAGCGCTACAGATCAAAGAGCGGTAGGTTTTCTTGAAAAATTTTATGCTGGTGAAGCGCAAATAACGCAAGGTGAAGATGGTAAAAAAATATATAGAATAGAAGTACCATCGGCAAGCGGTGTAGGACCACCTGATGTTTTTGAAGGCACTAGAGATGAATTAGAAGGCATGTTAATTCCTAAAGCTACAGAGTTTGATTTATCAATAGGTAAGTTAGCTAAAGCCGTACAGCAAAACGCCGCACAAGGAGGATTTTTTGATGAGCAAGATATTAGAAGACAAATAAACAATAACTTAAATAGCAAAGACTATAAATCTTTATTTGCTGATAAGCTTGAAACTACTGGTAGAACAGTTATAGATGATATATCTAAAGAGATAGATAATTTAACATATCAAGATTTATTAACTCCAGATCAACTAAAACAGTTTAATATAAGTCCTGATGAAGGTGAAACTAATTGGTACGACAATATATCTCCAGATGATAAACAACAACTTCTAAAAACAATACAAGAAGATCCTAATATAGGCCAGTCTGTATTATCTAATTATTTTTTTAGATTTGTTTCGCAGCAAGATGAAAAATACGCTAAAGCTAGAAGAGACACTTCTATGAGAACTGCTAAATTAAAAGCTGATATTGCACAAACTGAGGGCGCTGGGTCACTAGACAATATTGGAACCTCTTAAAAATTAATTTAATGGAAGAATTATATCAAGCACTTTACGATCAAGGTAAATACACAAAAACATTTGAAGAGTTTAAAGCACAATTTGAATCAGAAGATAATCAACAAGAGCTTTATAACGCGTTAAATAATTCAGGAGATTATACAAAATCTTACGAAGAGTTTGGCAGTCAGTTTTTTGGAAAAGTAAAAAAAGAAACGACTCCACAGGGCGATGCGACTGCGGAGTCCAAAAGTACGGCATCAACTTCGGAGCCTACTTCTTTGGACTCGTTACAACTAAGTCCTGAAGCTTATAGTATTGTAAACAGTTATAGAACAGCTGAAGAATTAAAAGCTGATATTGACGCTGGTAAAATAACAAATCCAGAAATCATAAACTACGTTAAAGGCGCTGGTGGTGAAGGGCCAACTGATCAAGAGCTACTAGTAACTTCTGCAGATGAAATGTTAAAATCTCAAGAAGTAACAGAAGGTGATCAAGCTGGTATACTTGAAAAAAGAAAAGAACAAGCACAAAAGCTAGAATCTCTTAGAGTAGCTTTAGATTTACCCGAAGGATCTACCGAAAAAGAAATATCAGACGCGTATCAAAAAGTACTAGACAGGGAAAATCAAATCGCTATGTCAGATTTTAAAGCGCCTGCAGATCATGTTGAGCTTACAAAAAAACTTCGAGATATTGGAGCTTGGGGAGTGGTTAGCTATGAAAAATCAGACTTCTACAAGGAGTATAAAAAAAGCATTAAAGAAGATGTTGAACTTAGGAATACTGCCAAAAAAAGCTATTTTCAAAACGAAGCTCTAAGAGCTTATATTAAAGCAAAAATGCCTAACGCTCTAGACGGCTTAACGCCTCAAGAATCAAAAGATAAAAAAGCTCAAATATTAAATAGCGAAGAATTTAAAGAGTTTGAAAAAGAGTTTGTTTTAGACGAAGAGCAATTAACAAAACAAGAAGAGTACGTTGCTCAAGACTTTTTAAATCAAAAGGAAGTTAGTTTACTTGAAGATAGAATACAAGCAGAAATAAGTAAAAACGAAAAAAGCGGTTTGCTTTACGATGTTGGAGAAGTTTTAAGCGAAGGCGCTATAGCTAACTTGCCTCCTTACCTAAAAGTACTGGCAAAACAAGAGCTCATAGAGCTAGGTTTAGATAGATCGTTTAAAAGAGATGTTAAAGAAAACGTAGCTTTAAAAGAGTTAGAAGGTTTAAACAAAAGATTAAAAGAAAAGTATTCTACGCTAGGTGTTATAGGTAAAGACATGAATAACATCTTGATTCAAATGAAACAGCTTCAAGAGTTTTTTGACACAGAAGATCCTAGCTCTTATACATCACAAAATCAAATTGATATGTATAAGGCTAACGCTAAGACTTATAATAAACTTAGATCTCAAGCTAATATTTATCAATTAAAAGCAGATGAGATTTATGAAACTTTACCGCCTCTTGAAGAAAAATCAAAAGACTTACAAACATATATAAACGCTGTAACAAGAGATCCAAATCATATAGTAACTTTTGGAGGTAACTTGGCTAACGCTAGTATAGATCTTTTGCAAGGTATTAGCGGTGCTGCAGATTTGGTATATCAAGGTATTGGTGAAATTATAAATGAAATAGATGAAATATCTACTTTAGGTTTTGAAGTCGCTGTGCGAACTAAAAGCCCTCCTAGAAAAACAAAGTTAACAGAGCTAAATAGAAGTATTGACAAATGGCAGATTGACGAGATAACCTCTCAAATTAGAAAGCCAGTTCAATTTGATCAAATAGATAGTGCTGGATCTGCGATTGAGTGGGGTGCTAATTTATTTGCAGGGCAAATACCTCAGCTAGCTTTAATGACTGTAACAGGTGGTTCTTCGCTATATGTTATGGGTGCTAGTAGCGCAGGTCAAAAGTTTTACGACATGCAAGAACAGAAGCAGTTGTATTTTGATACTGGTGGCTTATATGGTAGAAATCATAGATTTGGTACAATGGCTTTAAATGCTGCTTTTACAGGAACTATGGAAGCTTTGTCTGAAAGAGTTACTCTTAGCGCTGTAGATAAAACTAAAGACGTGCTAGGTGGTATAAGTAGAGTCAGTAGAAACCAAGGTTATTTTAACTATTTCAAAAAAAATCTATTTACTTATGACAATGTAAAGGCTACAGGTAAAGAACTTTTTGAAGAAGGCTTTAGTGAGTCATTAGCAACAATGAGTAGTAACTTCGCCGACATAGTTAGTGGCGACAAAAGCATAAATTTATTTGATGGCGTGCCTGAGTCTTTTGCTAGTGGTATAGTAATTAGCGCTGGTATACAAAGCCCAAGGCTTTTTGCAGAATTCAAAAGACCTTTTCAACAAGAATCAACAACTCGAAAAGTTGACGTTATAGCTAGTAGGCTTAATGACATAAGCAAAGAAATGGTTAAGCTTAATGAAACTTTTCAAGGTCAAGAGCTAGCAGATAAACGAAGTGAGTTAGAAACAGAATATGCTAACTTAGTAGAAGAAGCTAACGTAGCTATAGAGCAAGACGTTAAGCGTATAGATGTAATGGACAATGCTGAAAAGTCTGAGTTAATAAACATCGAAAGAGCAAAGCAAAGAATAAGACAACAAGCAAATAGCATAGAGTCTAATGCAGATCTTAATGCAGAGCAAAAGAAAGTTGAAATAGATAAATTAAGAAATGAGTTTAGTGATTTAAACAAAAATAAAAACAAGATACTACAGAAATATCCTGTTAACGTTGTTGATGCCAAGTACAAACAAGAAATGGAAATGGCTAAAGTTTACATGGATAAGGTTAATAGTCGAGGCGTGGTTGAAATGCAAGTCAACGAAAAAAACCAACAAGAGTTTGATGACTTAATATCTAGAGATCAGTTTGATTTTAGTAGAGCTGAGATTGAAGATTTTACATTAGAGTCTGGTGGTATGGCAATAGCGTTTCAAGAAATAATAAATGACAAAGACGCTACAGCAGAAGAAAAAGCAGAGGCTAAAGAAGCTTTAGAAGTTTTTGAAAACAAGACTATGCAAGGCATAGGTATGCTTAACTTTATAGATGGTAACGCTTCTAGCTATGGGGCTATGACACCCAGGTTTGATAGCAATGGTAATTTAGCAGGATTAAATATAGAGATAAACAAAGATCAAGCATTAACTAACAATGAGTTTAATGTTGCTTCACATGAGTTTGTTCATGCAGCTTTTTACAACACGCTTAAAGCAGATCCTATAGCTAGAGAAAGATTAGGTAATGTTGTTGATGATATTATAGACTCTGGCGATGTTGTGTTTGAGCAAGGTCAAAAAGAAGCTTTTGATAAAAAAATAAACCTATACGAAAACAATAGAAAAGGTGAAGAAAAAATGACGTTCCTTACAGAGTTTGTTAGAGCTAACAAAGCTACAATAAAAGACTCTGGCCTTGATAAAATTAAAGGTACGTTTAGAAGATTTGCTCAAAACTATTTAGGTAAAGATATAAGACTTGATAGTAAAAAAGATATATTAAACTTTATAAAAGACTACGACGTATCTGTTAAAAACAACAAGCCAAACAAAGCCATTATACGTATGATGGAAAAAGGTGCTAATGGCAAAATATTTAAAGACACTAGAACACCTGAGCAAATTAAAGGCGAGACAGAGTTTTCAAGAGCTTTAGAGTCTACTGTACAGTCAGATCCTGATATTAAAGAAACATTTGATAAGTTTACTCAAAACGCAGACGGTACTCCTAAACATGCTTCGCAACAAGCTTGGGAAGACAGTCCGGATTATTGGAACGCTTACTTTACTATAGTAGAAGGTAGAGCTTTAGACGGCTTAATTCAACACAAGATGACAGAAAAAGGTTTACCACCTGCTGCTATACGTGAGTTTACTAGAAAAGTTAAAGAAAAAATTGGTGAAAGATTTTTACCTACAGTAGATAAAAAAACAGGTGAAGTAAAACCTGACTCTGGATATAGAGTTTCAAACGATAGTTTGTTTGGCTGGCTAACAGGAGTTGCTGGTGGAGCAGGTAGATCTGTTATATACAGAGCTAAAGGTGATGTAATGGCAGAGTATAAAGCTGATCCTACATCTGCAGCCCCATCGTTAGACGCGCCTATTGGAGACGCTGGTACAGTAGCAGATATAATACCTGACGACAGCTCTGTTGTAGAAGCTATAGAAAATGAAGACTTATCTATAGGTAGACGTGATGCTATTAGAGAAATAGCTGTAAACGAACTTATAGCTAAAGATGAGTTAAACTTTTCTCAAGACGCAAAAGATGCTATTAGAGATATTGTAGCTGACGCTAATATACCGTTAGAAGGTTTGACATATAAAGGTTTTAAAAAGCTTATGGTTGAAGCTATGAAGGTAGATAAAAACGGTAAGCTAAAACCTCCTACAAAAACTTCTGATGTAGTACCTGTTGGTGCTTTGTACAATGTATTAGAAGTAACAGCTTCAGAGTTTGGTGTTGATCCACTTAGAATATTAGCTAATCAAGACTTAACAGATGTTCAGCGTCAAACAGCTCAAGAAAAAATACTAGAATTATCTACAAATCAAGACGGTAGTTTTAACGACGTATTATTTAAGCTGTTACCAGAAGGCGAAACAAGAAGTGGCGAAGCTACAGGTATAGCTAACACTAAGCTTGGAGATTTATATACTAAAGGTGAAAGAGTTAAAGTATCTGAAGGCGCTGCTAAAAAGTTAGGTCAAAAGTTTGAGCAGAAGAAAAAGACTAGAGTTACACAAAAACAATTATTTGATTTGTTTGGTATTAACGAAGACGGAACGTTTAAGCCTGGTAAAGAAGCCGACGGTGCTATACGAGCTTTAGTAGTTCAAATGGCTCAGCTAACAGCTAATCAACAGACTAGAATAAATGCTTTAGAAAACGGTACTGCTACAGAAGCCGCGGCTGCTAAGCTTGCTGACGGTAAATCTGAGCTTGTGTTTTCAAGAGCTGACGCAGACTTAGCTGTCGTTCAAGATAAATGGGCTGAATACTCTGCAGAAATATCTAAAGCTACAAATAAAGTAATGGTTGAAAGCTCTACTAATAAGTTTTATGATACATTAGTAGAAGCTAAAAAAAGAATAATAGCTGATAAATCTTTTAACAACATAAAAGATATTATTGAAAAGCCAGAAGTTAAAGATAAAAAACTAGATCATACAACAAAAGATTATTACAGAGGACAAAACAGATCAGGAGTAGTTATTCCTAAAATGACTGTGTTTAAAGAAGGTGCTATAGACAAAAAGGGCGAACCAAAACAATATAAATCTGAAAGAGATGTAGACGCTCCGTTTAAAGACGGTGAAACTTACGATCAAGCCGCCAGTAGAATATTGAACGCTTTTGTGCATGTAAACCCACAGTTTAGAGATATGTTTTCAAAAACAATGACGGGCGGTGTTGTTAGAGGAGGATTTTTTAAAACAGTTTTTGAGTTTGATAAAAGAATAAATAAAACTACAGAGTCTCAAGTAACAGAAAAGTTTGACGTTTGGAGAGATACTTATAATGAAAAAAATAAACTGACGCAGAAAGGCGTAGATAAAATGAACAGTAAAGAGTTTAGAGATAAAGCTCGACAAAAAATGGATTCATATATCTACGACTTCTTTAAATCAGTTGAGGCATATCTTAAAGTAAACCCTGATCATGGCTGGGTGTTTGAGCAAATGATGAGAGATGGCAGCACAGATCAAAACTCTTTTATTAGAGTTTCTGCTATACCTTCTGGTTATCCTGTTAATGCTGATGGTACTCCTAATTTTAATGAGAAAGTTGTTGAAGAACATAGCAAGCCTCAAAACAATATAGGCCACAGTATGTTAAACGCTGCTCAAGACGGTAGAGTTGATGAGCAGTATAAAGTTACAAAAGCCGCTTACATGCAGATGTCACTTCTTGAAATAGACGATAATGCTGTTAATGATTCTGGTTTAAAAGAAAGAATGCCTGATGTTTATTATGACAAAATAGTTCCAAAAATAATTGACGGAAGTTTAGATTATCTTCCTGATGGTTTTGCTTCTGCAATTAGACTAGCCGCAGCTGGAACTGCTTACGCACCTAAAGACAATGGCGGTAGAGCTGTTGACTTAGGAAAATACTATATGCCTCAAGTAGGTATGACGCTTGGTAAGTACTTTGGAACAGATGCTATAGCAGATAAAGTAGCTGCTAACACTATATTAATAGAAAGGTTAGCGGGTGTACCAATGTCTGAAAGCAAGCTTGCTTCGCCTACAATGTATAGCAGAAAAATTAAAGATATTAAAACTCAAAACGAAGGTAAGCCAAGTAGAGGTATGTCAGCTTTTGATTTTGATGAAACACTTATAATAGATGGCGACAACTATATTATAGCTACTAAAGGCGATCAAACTATAAAAATAAGTTCTGAGCAATGGCCTATACAAGGACCAGACTTAGCGGCAGATGGTTTTACCTTTAACTTTGATGACTTTATAAACGTTAGAGGTGGCGTTGAAGGTCCACTATTTCAAAAATTAAAAAACAGATTAGCTAAGTACGGGCCTGAAAACAACTATATATTAACAGCTAGACCTGCCGAAAGCGCTACAGCTATACATGGTTGGTTAAAATCTAAAGGCATAGATATACCACTTAAAAATATAACAGGTTTAGGCAATAGCACTGGCGCTGCTAAAGCAGAGTGGATGCTAGGTAAATATCAAGAAGGTTATAACGATATGTATTTCGTTGATGACGCTTTGCCAAACGTTGAGGCTGTTGCAGATGTTATTGATCAGTTAGATATTAAAGGTAAATCAGAGCAAGCTAGACTAGAACTTAGCAAGGAGTCTGACGCTGAGTTTGATCAAATGCTAAAAGAAGTACAACAAGATTTAAGCGGTGACTTAAACTTAGACGTAATACTAGAAGAAAGCAAAGGTGTTGATAGACGTAGAAAGTTTGAAGCAGTTGAAGCTAGAAATATAGGCAAAGGTAAA